GACATGCAGCAGGTCATGGTATTGGACAATCAATCGTTCATGGTGCTGTACATGGGGTTACAGGATTAGTTCATCACGGAGCAGCCGGCCTTGCAACGCATATTGGAAAAGATTTGGCAAAACACTCATTTTTTGAAACAATGGGATTAGGAGGCCCACATGCGGCCGCAGCAACAGGTGTAGCGGGTGTAATAAGTCATTTAATGGAAGGTGATGAAGGTGAAGATAATTCAAAATTTGTAGATAATGTTGTATCTAAAAGTTTACAAAAAATGTCTACATATCAAATGTCTAGTCAACAAATGTTAGACTCTATTCAAAGACATAATCAACGACAACCAAAAAAAGATTTGGAAGATTTGTTAAAAGAAAATATTTCAGAATCTAAAGAAAATTCTATTCAACATTTTATTGAATTTGCAACTAAAAGATTAAAATTAAAAGAAACACCAAAAGTTACTTTATTAACTGGCCCTGACTATGCACAACAAAAATCATCATTGGGTGGATACAATCCAATGACAAAAGAAATATTTGTGGTAACGGATAATAGATTAACTGCAGATATTCTTAGAACTCTTGCACATGAAATGGTTCATAGAAAGCAAGATGAATTGGGATTGGTAAGAAATGAAATAAAAGATGGTGCGGATGGTTCACCGATAGAAAACCAAGCTCATGCGGTTGCAGGAATCTTAATGAGAGAATATGGTAGAATTAATAAAAAAATATACACAGAAGATATTAATATAGATGTGGATAAAGGTGATACCGTTTTAATGGGAAAATTTAAGAACAAAAAAGTTGTTGTTAAAGATTTTGGAAAAGATGACCACGGAATGCCAACGATAAATGGTAAAGTTGCAACCACATTTAGATTGGGCCAAAAAGGCCAAAATATATTTGACAAAGATGAAAATATAAATGAAATGGGTAGTAAAGATATTCATTTTAAAAATATTGTAAAATATTATGATAAAGGTTCATCCAATGTTAAGAAACAAGTAGGATTGATTGTTTGTGGAAATAAATACGCACGTAGAGATAAGATTGTTGGTGAATTAAGAGATATGGGGTATAATGAGATTACAGCAATAGAAAAAGAATTAGGAATTGAAAATTTTGATGAGTCAATGGAAAGATTGTATAGTGATATAGATGAATTTATATCAAACTATTTTGATGAAACAATTACGGAAGTGAGTGGTTTATCTGGAGAAGATTCACAATCGGATGGTGCATATATACCAAAAGGAAAGGTCAGAAAACTAGGAGCAAACGATGGTGTAAATAAATCCGATGATTGGTTTGTTAATGGTGGATACACACAAACACAATTTCCAAAAGCGGATGCAATATATGGTGATGAAGATGAAAACCAATTAACCGTTAGTTATTCTGCTAAAAATTTACCTAGAAGTGGTGATAACATATCAACTGATTTTCCTGTTAGAAAACCAATTAAAAAACTTTTACATGAAGGTGGTGCATATGGTCATATGTCGCATCCATTTGATGATATGGAATTAACATTTGGTGATTTAAAAACAATAATATCATCAGCATTAGAAGGTGAATTAGGAGTTGTAAGAGAAAAAACTGATGGACAAGCTTTAGCAATTAGTTGGAAAAATGGTAGATTAATTGCTGCAAGAAATAAAAGTAATTTAGCAAATGCTGGAGCAGATGCAATGGGTATAGAAGCTGTAGCTAGTAAATTTGCGGGTAGAGGTGGTTTAACTGATGCTTATAATTTTGCTATGAAAGATTTATCATCTGCTATTAGTGGATTGAGTGATGCACAAAGAAAAAAAATATTCAATGAAGGTAAATGTTTTATGAATTTAGAAGTTATTTGGCCAGAAAGTGTCAATGTAATTCCATATGGCCAAGCCTTATTGATATTTCATAATACAGTTTGTTATAATGAAGCAGGAAACGCAATAGGTGCAGATAACGGAGCAGCATCAACATTAGCAGGTATGATTAAACAAATTAATGCAGATATTCAATCCAGATATGTTATACAAGGCCCACCGATTACATCAATACCAAAATCAACGGATTTAAGTTCTAAACAAGGTAAATATGTATCAAAATTAAATAAATTACAAAGTCAATTTGGATTAAAAGATTCTGATACGGTATCCGATTATCATCAAGCTTGGTGGGAAAGTTTTATAAATAAAAGTTCACCCATTAAAGTTGATAAATTAACCAAGGATGCTTTAATTAGAAGATGGGCTTTTGGAGATAAATCATTTCGTTTAAATACAATATCAAATCCAAAAATACAAAAATGGGCTATTGATAATGATAAAGTAAATGTAGCAAAACAACAAAAAGATAACATAAGACCATTTGAGGAAATATTTTTAGGAGTTGGAGCAGATGTATTAGAATTTGTTGGTTCGGTATTAACTGTTTATCCTGATAAAGCAATTCGTTCTATGAAAGATAGATTAAAATCAGTAGCAGCACAAGTTAGAAGTGGTGGTGACCCTACTAAAATATCAAAACTAAAATCAGAATTAACTAGATTAAATGCATTGGGTGGAGTTGATAGAATTGTAGCAAGTGAAGGTTTGGTATTTTTTTATAATGGGAAAACTTATAAATTAACAGGTACATTTGCACCCTTAAATCAAATATTAGGTATTTTTTACTCATAATTTGATATATATTATAATAATAAACAGTTACAAAAACATAAATTAGTATGGCAAAAAGAAAAAGTTTTGATGAAAAAAATAAGGGAATGCATAAATCCCGTAAACTAATTATAGATACGGTATTTGGTAGAACCGACAATAATCAAAAAGTTCATGGTTATGAAAGTGAAACGGAAGTAAAAAGAAAATTTGGAGAAAAGTGGACAGATAAAAATGGTGATAGTTGGGAACAATTGGAAGCTGGAAAAATTAAAACATCGGAATTGGGTGATACAATGGCCGAAGTTAGAGCTTATTTGGATAAATTAAATACATGCTCAAATGAAAATTGTAAAACATCTCAATATACACACATAGATAAAAAATTAGTTAGAAAGACAGGCCTGTGTTTGGATTGCTTACAAAAACAAGAAATTAGTTTAAGAGCCGATGGTACCTGGCCCTTCTTTGAAGATTATAAAATAACAAAAAATAAATTGGGATACATTAGAGATGCAAAAGATAAATATGAGGAGGCATTATCCGGTGTAAAACAAGAAATGGAAATAGTTACACAAGAAGGTAAGGTTGAAAAATGGACATGGGATATTGATATAGAAAAAGTAAAAACAGATATACAAAAAGATATTGATGGTGCATATGAAGCAATAGAATTATTAGTTCATAGAAAAGCATTATTAGAAGATAAGTTACGTGAATTAAATCATCCAGAATTGATAAAATAAAAAATTATGAAAAAATTATTAAACATTAAAAACATTGCATTATTAGTATTAATTGCAATTGTCGTATTCCAACAATGTGGTGGAAACAAAAAAACAACAGGAGAAATTGTAAAAGTTGATGGTAAAAAGTATGAACTTATTAAACATGAAATTGATACAATCGAAGTAGTTAAAACCAAAGTGGTAACTAAAAAGGGTGCCGATATTGTACATGAAGTAATTTTGCATGATACGGCAATTAAATTAATTGATGTAGATACGGTTGCGTTATTACATGACTATTTTGCAAAATATATCTACAAAGATACATTACATTTACCTGATAGTTTGGGTGAAGTTTCTCTTATAGATACAATTTCAAAAAACAAAATTTTAGGTAGAACTTTTAATGCGAAAGTAAAACAAAGAGAAATTAAAGAAACTTTAATTGTTAAAGAATTACCTAAAACTCAAGTATATTACGGATTTACAGGTGGTTTTAACAAAGTAGATGTGGTTTCAAATATTGGAGCTGGAGTATTAATTAAAACTAAAAAAGATAAAATATTTCAATTAGGTTTAGGAGTTTCTAATAAAGTTGGAACCGATGGAACTAGTGGTGTATTATCTCCGTTCATTGGAGGTGGTGTGTATTGGAAAATTAAATTTAAAAAATAATGGGAGTTCAAGGACAACCCAAAAAATCTTTAAAGGAAATAATAGCTGAAGAATATCGTAAATGTGGTTTAGACCCCATTTACTTTATGAAGAAGTATTGTATTATACAACACCCGGTGAGAGGAAAAATACCCTTTCACCTTTACCCTTTTCAGGAGGAGTGTTTAACAGATTTTAAAGATAATCGTTTTAATATTATTCTCAAATCACGTCAGTTGGGTCTATCGACCTTATCTGCAGGGTTTATTTTATGGAAGATGTTATTCAATCAAGACTATAATGCATTGGTCATCGCAACTAAAGTGACCGTAGCTAAGAATCTGGTAGAGAAGGTAAGAGTTATGCATGACTTACTTCCTATTTGGTTAAGAGATGGTGGTAGTAGTTCGGTAGAAGATAATAAACTTTCCCTTAAATTAAAAAATGGTTCACAAGTAAAAGCAATCGCAAGTTCTCCTGATGCAGGTCGTTCGGAAGCCTTATCACTATTAGTTGTGGATGAGGCGGCATTTATTAGAGATATTGATGAAATTTGGTTATCGGCACAATCAACCCTATCAACGGGTGGTTCTGCAATTGTATTATCTACTCCAAATGGTGTGGGTAACTGGTTTCATAAAATGTGGGTAGAAGGAGAAAGTGGTGCAAACGGATTTAATTGTATTAATTTACATTGGACGGTTCATCCTGAAAGAAATCAAACTTGGAGAGATGAACAAACTCGTATATTAGGAGTTAAAGGTTCTGCACAAGAATGTGATTGTGACTTTGTAGGTTCAGGAGACACTGTTATAGACCCTCAATTACTTTTATGGTATAAAGATACCTATGTTATGGAACCTGTCCAAAAAAGAGGATTTGATGACAACCTGTGGATATGGGAACATCCAAATTATAATAGAAGTTATATGGTAGTTGCGGATGTAGCTAGAGGTGATGGTTCGGATTATTCTACCGCACAAGTATTAGATATAGAAGATAGTTCACAAGTAGCAGAATACAAAGGTAAAATTGAAACAAAAGATTTTGGAAACTTTTTAGTTGCACTTTCAACGGAATATAATAACGCATTATTAATAATTGAAAACTCAAATGTAGGATGGGCGTGTATTCAACAAGTAATTGATAGAGGATATGGTAATTTATTCTATATGAGTAATGATTTAAAATACATAGATGTTGAAAAACAAATGTCTAATAAATTTTATAGAGATGAAAGACAAATGGTAGCGGGATTTGGAACAACAACCAAAACACGTCCATTAATCATATCTTCATTAGACACTTATATAAACAATAAAGATATTCTTATTCGTTCTCAAAGATTGATAGACGAATTGTTTACATTTATATGGCATGGTGGTAGAGCAGAAGCAATGAAAGGTTATAATGATGACCTTACAATGGCATTGGCAATTGGACTTTGGGTTCGCAATACAGCACTTCGTTTAAAACAAGAAGGAATAGATTTAACCAAACAAATGTTAAACGCTTCTCATATAAATAAATATGAAGGTATGATAACAACAGGTCATTTGAGTAAAAATCCATATGAAATGGATTTAGGTAAAGGTGAAGTAGAAAATTTAACTTGGTTAATTGGATAATTCTTTATATTTATATGTTGAAACTATTATGATATGAGACTGATTAATTTAATTCCGTTAAAAGAACAATCCCCTTGTTGGAAAGGGTATAAACAAATTGGCATGAAAGATAAGGGTGGTAAACAAGTACCCAATTGTGTACCAGTAAATGAAGAATTATCCGATGATACTTATGATGAATTGGATGTTGAGCCAGAAGAAATTGAAGATTTTATTAAATTTTTAAAAGCTTACAAAAATACATTAGATGAAGCAAATTGTAATTGTGTTTTTGAAGCTGAATATCAAGGTAGGGAAGTTAAATTAGGACATCCAATGCAAGGTGATGTTAAAAAGTTTAAAGTATATGTAAAAAACCCAGCTGGTAATGTTGTTAAAGTAAACTTCGGCCAAAAAGGAATGAAAATTAGAAAATCAAATCCTGCTGCAAGAAAATCATTTAGAGCAAGAATGAATTGTGATAATCCCGGCCCAAGAACAAAAGCAAACTATTGGAGTTGTAGAAAATGGTAAATTTGGAAATGTGGAAAATTTTCCATATATTTAGAAAAATAGAATTATAT